CGGCGGTGGAACTGCGGCAGTACATGGGCACCCGCTACAGCTTTCGAGAGCATCTGGACAACGGGCGGCTGTGCTGGAAGCTCAGACGGCTGGGGCACGGCGACGAGCTGCGCCCGATCTTCCTGGCCGTGGTCGCCGAGTGCATGGCGTCGCAATGAAAGCGCGCAAGGCCAACGTCGGCGGCAAGTGGGTGGCGGCCCAACGTGGCCTACTGAAACCGCCGTCCTGGTGGCCATTTCGGCGTGAGCTTCTCTGGCCGCTGCGGCCTTGCCGGGAGGGTGCCAAGGCGCGCAACGGGCAAGCCTTTTCGAAGCTGCTGCCGGAGAAGCTCATCGAGAAACCGGCGTGAGCATGGACCACGAGGGGGAGTTGGCACAGTTCTGGTTGCGCCTCCGAGAGCGCCTCGAGGCGGGCGCGCGGAGTTATGGGGATGGCTCCTACCGGCGGGAGCCGGCGGAACTGGCCGGTGAGATCGAGCAGGAGCTGCTGGATGTGTGCGGGTGGGCGTTCATTCTCTGGTGTCGATTGCGGCGCCTGGCGCCGCTCGTGCGGCTGGGAGCCGAGCATCCAGGCGACCACGGGGATCTCGAGCCCTCACCGAAGGAGGCCGCCGCTTCTCCAGCTCCGTGAGCGTTCAGGAGGCGAGATCATGCTGAAGCGGTTTGGAGAGGAGTACCGCCTGAAGATCCGGGCGGATGAGTGCGGGGAGCGAGTGATTCCGGGCCGCCGGGGGCATCTCTGGTTCGATGGCCCGGAGCTTTGCCTGACGATCCTCGATGGCCCGCCGATCTCAGCCAAACGGCTCAAGGTTTTGGTGGGCACCACGGGCTCGGTCTGGCAAGGAATCATCGGCCGCAACGACCACGGCCGGCGCGTCCAGGATGCCGAGGTCCGCGGGATCCGGCCCGAGCGCTACCGGGAAGCGATCCGGCTTGCGGGGTGCAAAGCACGCAAGCGCCATCCCGGAGCAAGTCCGGAGGTCTTGGCGCGGGCCACGGCTGCTCGTTTGAAGCGAAGAACAGCTACCGAGCCCTCTCAGCCGCTAGAACGCACCGATGGGCTGCTGGAAGGGGTCAGGTACCAGGTAGCCCCGAGCGACAGCTTTTAGGACCGTTTTGGGCGGGCCTGTAGCCAGACCTGGCGAATGCTTGCAGCATCCCCGGCGGAAATTGTGGACAATTGTCCACCTTTTCGGCCGGCCCCGTGAAGGAGCTTCCATTGACGGATCAAGACCGACAGCAACTGCGGCAAGCTGCGGGAGCTATTGAGCAGCAGGCCGCCGCCATCCAGAGCGCGGCCCCGCCATTCAGATCTCACCGGCGCGCGCGACATTGTGATCCGCAACAACCGCGTCCGCGCCGACAGCGCGGTCACCGCCTCGGTGGTGCTGGACGGGCCGCCGCCCGGCATTCCGCCCTCACAGGCCGAACGCACGGACCCGATTGTGAATCTGACGATCGTGGGCAATCAGCTCAAAGGCGCGGTTCTCGGACGCGGCACGAGCGGCAAGGCGGCGCTCGATCACTTTGCGCGCAACTGGCTCTGGCAGGACAACGTGTTTGTCGACGGCACCGCGCCGCGGGGTCTTTAGCAACGGGTCTCAGTGCCAGGTTGAACTTCCGCAAAATTTTGCGGAAGTTCGAGGTCGGTCCTGTGCCCTTGCCGCTTACCAACTCGAGTACTTCAAGCGTCAGGGGCGGGGGTCGAAGAAGGCGCGGCGCCGGCGGCCTTGTCGTCTCGCGGGTACCACGCGAGCGGCTGGTCGTGCTCGTCGCGCACCAAGAAGAAGCCGTCTGGCGTGGCAATGACAGCCAGTTCCTCTGGCAGATGGGCGGTCTGGCGCAGGAACTCTGCGGCGTCGGGGCGGAGCTCGTGGCCGGCGCAGGCCTGCCGGAGGGCGCCGAGCCAGGTGAGCAGGCTCGTCTCGTCGTCGCTGATCAGGGTGCGGGTGTGACTGGTGAGGATCGACATGGCCCTCGCCCAGTGTCGCAGGAAATGGTGAGCGGCGCAAGGGCCCGTTGGTCCTGGAGCATAGAGCACGAGCAGCTACTCAAGCAGGCGCGGTGGATGGGGCCGCGCCGCCGGGTCTCTAGCATTAGAAAGTCAGGAATAGCTGAGAATCATCATTAGACTGGCTTATGCCAGCGATTGCCAGAAGTTCTCGTAACTCACTGAGATTTTAGGTACTTCCTGGCGCTGGCGGCCGCGGGTGGGATGGGTGGCACGCTGGGGCCAGGGTCTGCGCCCGTGCAAGGTTGACAGGTTGACAGATGCGGGCAGGAGTAGTGTGACGTGGCCGCTGGGCGCGAGCTCGTCAGCCAAGCTGAGTACGCGCGCCATCGCGGCGTCAGTCGCCAGTACATCAGCCGCTTGGCCAAGGCTGGCGTGCTGGTCATGCGCGGCGGCAAGGTGGATGTGGCCGCCTCCGACGCCGTGCTCGATGATCGTCCGGAGAAGGTCTCCGAAGCCGCCACCAGCGCTCCCGTCGAGGCGGGTGCGCAGGCGACGACCTATGCGCAGGCCAAGCTGGCCGACATGCTCTTCCGCGCGCGGTTGCGCAAGCTCGAGTACGAGACCAAGTCGGCGAAGCTGATCCCGACCGACGAGGTCAAGGCGGTGTGGTTTAAGCAAGCCCGGCAGATTCGCGACAAGTTACTCGCCATGCCGGCCAAGTTGGCGCCGCAGTTGGCGGCTGTGAGCGAGCTGCGGGCCGTGCGTGAGTTACTGGACACCGAGATCGAGGGGATCCTAAAGGGCCTCCAGGATGACATCCGCTACCGCCGCCCTTGAGGAATGCCTGGAGCAGTTGGCGGCAGGCTTTGAGCCGCCGCCGCGGCAGACCGTGTCGGAGTGGGCGGATCAGAATCGGTGGCTATCCTCGGAGGCCTCGGCCGAGCCGGGGCCGTGGCGCACCGATCGGCGCCTTACCAGCGGGCCATCCTCGATGCACTGACGCCCAACAGCTCCTACGAGAGTGTGGTGATGATGGCGGCGGCACAGACGGGGAAGTGCCTGGCCACAGACACGCCCCTGCCCACGCCGCAGGGCTGGACCACCATAGGCGTGGTCCGGTTGGGCGACCAACTCTTTGATGAGCGCGGGCATGTCTGCCGGGTGGTAGCGACGAGTGAGGTTTTCACGGATCGCGTCTGCTATCGGATCCGCTTTGATGATGGCGAGGAGATTGTGGCTGACGCCGGCCATCTCTGGTCCGTGTATGACGGTCAACAGGACTACAAGCCGAGGCTGGTCACTACCGAGGAGATAGCGGCCAGCGGTGTCAGGATTCGAGGGGGGAGGAAGGGGTTCCGATATCGGATCCAGTGCACGGAGGCTTTACAGCTTCCAGACGCGGTCCTTCCCGTTGATCCTTATGTACTGGGGGCGTGGCTCGGCGACGGGAACTCTCGCTCCGCTCAGATCACCTGCGATGTTCGGGATGGCGTGCTGACCGAGCTGAAGGCCACTGGCACTGAGGCCTTTGTGGTGCGCCACCACCGCGCGCGCCCGCATGTGGTCTCGGTCCAGATCGGGGCCTCCCGCAGTCTCGCCCGGCGGACCCACTGTCAACGTGGGCATCCGCTCCAGAAGCGGAACAACGGTTCGATATGGTGCCCGAGGTGCGCATCTCTCCATAGCCTCGCTTGGATGCGACGGCAGAAGGAGCGTGCGGGCCAGGCCCGACTCTTCCAAGGGCTGCCGCTGGGCCTCGAACCCGTGAACGGGGTTGGAGCCTCCGACACGATGCATACCCGACTGGCGCAGCTTGGTGTCCTGCCGAGTAAGCACATCCCAACCAGCTACCTGCGCGGCTCCCGGCGCCAACGTTTAGCCTTGCTTCAAGGCCTCCTGGACACAGATGGGTATGCCGGGCCGGGCATCGAATTCACGAATACGAACCGTCGCTTGGCCGAAGATTTCAGAGAGCTGGCGGTTTCCCTGGGGTTCAAGCCGAATCTCAAAGTCTCTCGAAGCACGCTCCGGGGCAAGGATTGCGGCCCGAAATTCCGCGTGCGTCTCACCGCTTATCAGGAGGAAAGGCCGTTCCGGCTCGCGCGCAAACTGAACAGGCTCCGGAGTCTGAGCGACCCGGCGACGCGATTTACGGAAAGCAGGAGAAGGAGCATCGTGGCCGTCGAGCGGGTTTCATCCGTACCCGTGCGTTGCATCGCCGTGGACTTGCCCTCGCACCTGTTCCTGGCGGGCCGCTCGATGATCCCGACTCACAACACCGAAGTGGCCTTGAACCTGGTTGGCTACATCATCGACCGCGATCCGGGGCCGATCCTGGTGGTGCTGCCGCGGGTGGAGGACGGCGAGGCTTGGAGCAAGGACCGCCTGGCGCCGATGCTGCGTACGACGCCGTGCCTGGTGGGCAAAGTGGCCGACGTCCGCACGCGCGACTCGAACAACCGCATCCTGCACAAGCAGTTTCAAGGCGGCAGCATCACCATCGCCGGCGCCAACTCGCCGGCGGGCCTCGCCATGCGGCCGATCCGGTATGTGCTGCTCGATGAGGTGGACCGCTATCCGGCCTCCGCCGGCACCGAAGGGGATCCGGTCAGTTTGGCCATCAAGCGGTCGGCCACCTGGTGGAACCGCAAGATCCTGCTGGTCTCAACGCCGACGGTCAAGGGCGCCAGCCGCATCGAGAGCTGGTGGCGGCGGAGCAATCAGTCCAGCTACTGGGTGCCTTGTCCGGAGTGCAACGGCTACCAGGTGTTGGTCTGGCCGAACCTGGAGTGGCCCGAGGGGCGGCCGGAGGAGGCGCAATACCGTTGCGAGCACTGTGGTGTGCTGATTGCGCCGCATCGTAAGCCGTGGATGCTGGCGCGGGGCGAGTGGCGGGCGGCCAACCCGAAGTCCAAGATCGCCGGCTTCTGGATTTCCCAGCTCTACTCGCCGTGGAAAGAGTGGCCGGAGACGGCGGCGGAGTTTTTGGAGGCCAAGCATGGCGGGCCGGAGACGCTGCGTGCCTTCATCAACACGGCGCTGGGTGAGCTCTGGGACGACGAAGCGGAGACGAGCGTCGAGTTGGCGACACTCTTGAACCGGCGCGAGGTGTTCGGCGCGCGTCTACCGGCCGGCGTGGCGGTGCTCACGGCCGGAGTGGATGTTCAAGTGGATCGGCTCGAGCTCGAGCTGGTGGGCTGGGGGCGAGGCGAGGAGTCGTGGTCGATCGAGTACCGCGTCTTTCCGGGTGATCCGAGTGCACCCCAGCTTTGGCAAGCGCTCGATGAGTATTTGAAGCGCGAATGGCCGCACGAGTATGGCATCAAGTTGCCGGTGGCTGCCTGCGCGATTGATTCTGGCTTCCACACCCAGGCGGTGTATGAGTTCTGCAGGCTGCGCTACGGGCGGCGCATCTTCGCCGTCAAGGGCAGGGGTGGTCAGCTGCCGGTGTGGCCGAAGCGCCCGAGCCGCAGTGCGATGGGCCGCACGCCATTGTGGCTTATCGGTGTGGATAGCGCTAAGAGTGTCATTTACAGCCGACTCAGGATTGAGCAGCCAGGGCCTGGCTACTGCCACTTTCCGCTGGAGCGCAACGAGGAGTTCTTCGAGCAGTTGCTCTCGGAGGTGCTGGTGACGAGCTACGCGCGTGGGGTGCCGGTCAGGGAGTGGCGGCGCAAGAAGGGCGTGCGGGGCGAGGTACTCGACGCCCGGATCTATGCCTACGCGGCGTTGTGCGGGCTGGTCTCGATGGGCTTCAGGCTGGACGCCGAGGCTGATCGGATCGCTGCGCTCAGGCCGGCGGCTGCGAGC